CACTTGTTAATGCAATACCAGTATTACTAGCAACACCATTTGCATTTGTAATTGTAATATTAGAACCTGCAGAAAATGTTCTATTATAAATGTTTGTACCTGATACAACAATATATCCTACACCACCTGAAATATCTGAGATAGCATTTATAGAAGATACTGTTGCTGTAAGGTTTACACCACCTATTGCAAAAGTTCCATTAACATTTAAAGTTGAGTTTGAAAGTTGAAGAGGAGTATTAGAATTATCTCCAGATTGAATTGTTTGTAAGTCTGTTGTAATACCTGAGTTTGCAGATACATTAACCTGCATTAATCTTTTATAGGTATTTGATATTTGTGTTCCAGTTAAATCAGGCATTGTTATTATTCACCATATTCCAAAATTTTGTTGTAGCTTCCCATTTAGTATTTTGATTTTCCCAATCAGTCATAGCTTCAGAAGGAGAAGGTCTAGGGTCTCTTATTGCAGGGTCATCTCTTACATCAGGTGCTCTATTCTGTGGATGATTCTTTTCATCATAAGCTCCATCATAATCAGTAGGACAAACTATAAGTCCATAACTGTTTCTTTTCATTACACTATGAGGATATACAAATCCACATATATCACAAACTGCTAAAGACTTTTTACCTACTGCCATTATATACTACTCATACGTGGAGTAATATATAAAGATGCCCTTTCTTTATCTTCAGTCATAGCAAAAGCTAATCGTTCTTCATATTCTTTTTTTAAAAATGTTGCTCTTGCTTCAGTTATCCCTGGTCTTTTTAATGACATATAATAAGCAAGTCCAGTTGTAAGTGAAGGTAAAAATCTTCTAGGCATATCTGCATTTTGTACTGCTGACTTTGTTACGTCTTGCATGTAATCAATCTTTTCAATTTTTAATTTACTTGTATTATTATCTGATAATGCCCACATATATAACTCAACATTATCTGCAAATCTCTTAATTGCATATTGTGAAGGTCTACCTGTCTGTCCTTTATTAGGAAGAATTAAGTATTGTTCATAAGATATACGAGTTAAATTTAAATCTGTATTGTCTCTATTAATTACAACTTGCATAACGTCACTAATGTTATTACCTAAATTAATAGCAGTTGTACTTGCAGCAATACTTACAATTGTAGTATTAGTAGTCCAAAGACATACACCTCTATTTTGCCAATCATTTAAAATTAAATTAATAGAACGTCTGGCACTTCTAGGTTCTTCACCTAAAGTAATCTCGCCACCAATCATCTCAGTAGCTTCCTGTATAACATCACCTATCTCTAAGTTAAAGTTATAAGTACCTGACGTTGAATTTGTTGTCATTTATTTAACCCCTTCTTGCAGCACCATAGCCACGATAACTTTTACAGCTACCAACTCTACCACCAGATTTTAATTTTTTAATTGCACCACCTAATTTTTTTTTGTTAGCTTTTCTAGTGATTTCTTCTAATACTTTAGGGTCAAAATCTTTTTTACCTTTAACATCTGGTGGAAGTTTTTTATTTCTTTTAGCTAAATAATTTGTAATTTTTCCAGTTTCTTTTTGCAAACTTTTAATAGAACCAAAATCTCTTAGTAATCCTCTTTGTTCTAATTTTTCAGCTTCAGTTAAATTCTTTTTTCTATTTAATTCCATTAATCTTTTTTTACTTCTTTGTTTTAAAGTTAATTGTTTAGATAGTTTTTTAGAAGAACCACTAGCTGAAGATGCAGTTTTATTAGGCAGTCCAGTAAACTTTGGCAAACCTTTTGTATTACTACTTTGAGATGTAAAATCTTTAGGACCTAAAGTATTTTTCAAAGCATCAGCTTCTCTACTTCCAGATTTAATACCTGGAATTGAACCTGGTTTTAATTTTTTTAATTCAGCTATAACTGCAGGGTCATTTTTTGCAGTTACAATTGATTCTTTTTCAAGTTTATCTTTTTTCTTTTTAAGTTTATTAGCTTTTTTAGAAGCAGCTTTAAACATTGCTTCTGTAACTTTACCTACACCTTTTATAATCATATACTTCTCCTTTATTAATTAATAGGTTTTCTAGCTTTACCATAACCAAGAGTGCTACGAAGTGTACGCCCTGTTTTTCTTTTTACAATATTCATACCATCACCTGCTTCATCTTGAAGTTTTAAAAGTTGTTTACTAATTCCTTCTGATGTAAAATCTTTTGCAGTAGGTTGTTGTCTAGGAGTTATTCTATTAAGCATATTTACTTCTCTCTTCCTACCTCTCATTCTATCTGTTAAATCAAATAAAGGTTTTCTTGGTCTATCTTTATTTGCTTGTATTTTCTTTAACTTAGCTGGAGGAGTCACATCTTTTTTATAAACTTTTTTTAAAACATCTCTAATTTCTTTTTTAGTTTTACCTGCAAAGTCTTTTAATTTTCCCATAGATTTTATAACATCATCTTTTTCTATTTTAGATAATTTATTAAATCCTATTGTAACATATTTTTTAGCTGCTTTTACTGCTTCTGCTTTAGACATTATTTACTCCTTTTGTTTAGGGTACCACCCATATATTTTTTAATAGCTTTTTCATTTTCTTTTTCTTTACGTTTTATACTAGCTAATTCTTTTTTAGAATATAATTCAGCAGAACCAGCTTTAGTTGGTTTTAAAAGTTCATATGCAAAAGTTGTAGCAGGAGTTATATAAGAAGCTATTTCTGTAATATCTCCACCATAATTATCCATAAATTTTGAACCATCTTTTTTTAATTTCTTAATAGTTTTTTTTATATTATTTTTAGATACTACACTACGTCTATTTTTTCTACCTTTAGCACCAGGTTTATTTATCTGTTGAGATATATCACTTCTCATTATTGCCATTACGTTTTATCCTTATACAAACTACTAATAAATGAAGTACCATTATTTAATCTACCACCAGATTTTTTTTTAGTAGGAGGTAATCCAGTAAACTTAGACTTTTTATTTTTTACTTTAGGAGATTTTGGTAAAATTATTTTACTTAATATTTTACCTTTTACACCCATTTTTTTTGTTAAAAAACTTGCCATGTCTGAGGCTTTTTTATGTAGTTTTTTAATTTTATTTTTCGTATCAATTTTATCTTTTATTTTTCTAGTTTTATGTTTAATAGTAGATATATCGTCTTCATCTAATTTTATTCCTAAAATTTTTTTTGTTTTAACTAATTTCTTACTAGCTTGTAATCTATCAGAACCACGAATATCATGATTATTTGCTCTGTCATATTGTTTATCCATATAACCTGATAAATCTTGTTGTTTAACATTATCACCATTAATATTATATGTATCTTTTTTTAAAAATAAATCTGGTTGTACTGGTTTCTTTTTTTTTGTCATTAGTTACTCCTGTCTATAATTGTATCATCTCCACCTGCTGGACTTGATGGAGCAGTCATATCATCTCTTCTAAATCTTCTGGCTCTATTTCTTAAAATATTAATAGAAGATTGATACCTTTGTTCAAAGAGAGGAACTATCTCAAAGTTCTTCATAAAGATATAACTTTCAACTAAACATGCATTAAACAAACCATCATAACAAAAGTTTGTAAAATAATTAGAAGGTGCAGTAGAACTTAAAGTAGTAGGTCTACTAACATGCACTATCTCACCATTACTTGTTGATGCAGGTGTAGGTGCAATCATTATATTAGTATTATCTTTATGAGCATAATACTTTGGATTTCCTGTTGAAGCTGATACTGTCCAATAATCTCTTAAGTATTCATCAGTCTTCACTAATATATTTGTTCTCTCGCCATCTGTAATGACATTAAAATTCTTTACAATTCTTGTACCTGTTGGTAAGGTAACGATATTGTTTCCTGCAGAAACTGCTACTGATGTATATGATACTAAACCATAATCATCTAAGTCATCAACCATTCTTTCTTCAGCACGATTAACAATATTAGGTAAATGGTTTATAAACTCACTTGCATCATTCTCAGTTGTGTTTAAAATTTCTGTAATTAAAGTTGTATAATCTGCCATCTAACATTTCCATCTACGTCTAGCTGCACAAATTCTTTTCTTTGGAGTTTTCTTGCAACTAATGTTATGCATCTTGGCTTGTCCTGCTGAACGTGCACAAAATGATTTTCTTCTCTTTGCTCTTTTCCCTGTAGGTTTTGATTCTGTAACTGCAGTCTTTAACTTAGAACCTGGATTAGCTTTACGATAAGCAGCTACTCCTTTCTTAGTCATACCTGCACCTTTGTTAGTAGGTAAAAAATTACCTGACTTAACACTCGTTTTAATTCCCATGCCTTTAGATTTTTTTCTCTTTCTAGGCATTTATTTATCCAAAATAAATTGTAGCAAAGACACTTGGAGTTGCACTTACAACAACACCTGTATCACATCTAACACCTTCATCTGCTAGATAAGTATCTAATGAACCACCTGCTGCTATGTTTATTTTAATCCTTGAATCAGTAACTCCTGTTGACAAACCATTTTTTATTTCAAATGTACCTAGTGTATCTTTTGAATTTAAAACATTAAAACCTCTAATTCTTGTAGGAAAAGCAGCTCCAACTGCTGTTGAATCACCTGCTGAAGTTGTGATATGTCTTATTGTAGTTAAATTGGTCATTTATAATTCCTATATAAATATAAAGGGTCTCATAAGAGACCCTATTATATATGTTATTTATTTATTAACTAGCTGCTTGAGAGCCATAAAACCCTCTCCAGTCAGACACACCAAAAGAATATCTTTCTCTTGATTTAAATCTAACATTGCCAGTATCAAAGTCAGGCTCCATCTTAGTTTGTAATGGAACTCTAACAAACATCTTAGTACCATTAGGAACATCAGTTTTAATGAAATAGTCATTTACACTTGTAAATCTTCTATTTACAAAATAACCATCTGGAACTACTCCCATGTTTCTAACTGCATTAATGTCGTTGTTAGCTGTTGCAGTTCTGCCTGGTGATGCTAATATTCTATCAGCAGTAAATTTCAGGTCAGTAGGTATGTGCAATGACATAGCTTGTGCACCAATTAAAATATTTCTATCATCTTTGGTTTTGTCAATTGCAATCAAAGCAGCTTCTAATGCAGCTTCTGATAAATCAGCAGCAGCTAATAAGTTACTTTGTGTTCCACCCTCTACAACTGGGTGTGAGTTTGCAAAAAATGCTTGTCCATCACCAATAGCTGTATCACCTGCAGTAAAACCATTAACAAAAATGTTAGCAGCTTTTACTTGCTTAGTGTTTGCCATTGCTCTTGCTAGTGCTCTTGCACGAACTTTTGCGAAAGTATCATAAAGATTATCTTCCATAGCTTCTTCAGTTACTGAGAAAGCTAATGCAACTGTTTCGTGGTTGTATCTAGCAGTGAAAGATTCTTGTGCTGTATCAAATGAAACAGCAGCACCTTCAGCTTTGACTGGTGCACTTGCGAATCCTGTGAACAATACTTCTTCTTCAAAACTTCTATCTGAATTTTCAACTTCAAATAAAGGTTTATGTTCTTCATTAACATCTCCATATTCAAGTCCAAACACAGCATTTAGACCTGGGAGAAGTTCTTTAGCAATACTTGCTCTATTAATAGCCATAATTTATTTCTCCTATATTATGCTGTTGCAAATCGTTTGGTCCAGTGTTGAACAATTTCAACTTCAACTTTAGGAAATGCACCATCTGCACCTGATAATGAATTACCTGGTTCGTTAATAACATTAAGAGGTCTTAATGCTTTACTTGTTGTTGCTCTTCCTGCAGCCTTAATACCAAAGCCTGAGATACCAGTTATAGTATTTCCTGCTCCTAATGTTACTGGAAAGTTTTGCGAGTTAATATCACCAATTGTTACTGATGCATCTGCCTGTACCATAAAAGTAGCTGCAGGGTCATCAACAACAAATGCTTTAGGATTTCCTACTGCACTTGACGTATTGGCAGCATAAAAAGAACTAAAGGTTGGTTGTTTAGTTGTTGGGTCAATGTAGGAACAACCTTGAAAAACACCTATGATATAATCAGTAGTTGTTGCAATTGGTTGAATAAAACCATTATTCATAGTTACCACATCACCTTTAAATATATTAACAGTTAAAGTGTTTGCAATATTATACTCAGATGAACCTGTAGTATTATATCCTGAACCTAACTGTCTTAAAGGCTGTAACCCAAAGAGTCCTTTTGTTGTAGACATATATATTCTCCTTGTTATACATTATTAATTATCTTTGGAAGCGAGGCTCCCTTCCTCTTGTTGTAGAGGATTTGCTAGAATTAGTTATAGGCATCTTAGAATCAGAAGCTGCTTGAAGATTTTTCTCTACAGCCTGTTCCTGTGCTTTATGCTTATTCCTATAATATTCAGTCATAGCTTCAACTTTACCTTTTGGCATTTTTGCCAATGCTACGTCACCATTAGAAACTACACCTTTATAACGACCATCTTCTTTTGTAAAAGAAGAGTTAGATAATTCAGGTACTTCTTCAGGGGAAACGAAAGTCCACCCTACTCTTTGTTGTTTACCAACATTTTTATAATCGTCTTCTCCATCTAAAGATATTCTAATCCATCTTAATGCCATACCTTGACTATGAAATCTTTCAACTACATTTTCAGGTATGTCTAATGCACTTTGTTCTTCAAATGAATACGTTTCATTTTTTGAAGTTGCTTCTCTAGTTTCTTCAGTACGTGTTGCTTTTAATTTAGTTAATGCCATGTTATGAACTCCTTCGCATTGTTGATATTGTGGTATATTCTTCTTTGGTTTGTTCAACCTTTGCCTTTTCTTTGGCATACCTATCAAGTGGTATATTCCATTTATTAGCTAACCTAACATCTTCTTGGGTTAACTTAATTTTTTTAGAAGCAGGAGTGCGAGATGTTCCTGCAACCACTTGAGAAGGACTTGACGTAGCCTTCTGACGAACTTGTGACTCATCATTAAACTTTGTTGGAAATGTAGTTCTTATTCTTGAATCTACTTCTTTATAAAAGTCATCATCTGATGGGTCAAAACCTTCTTCTTTTAACTGAGTGTCTACAGCTAAAGCTGCTGCAGTCATTACTCTGTCTTTCCCAAACCATTCGTTAGCCTCTGCCCACTCAACTGCCTTAGGGTCATATTGTTGTTGAGGTTGTTGAGGTGTCTGTTGTAAGGGTTGTTGTTTAATTCTATTTTGGTAACTCTCGTAATCTTTCTCAAAACTTACCTTATTATTCTTAACTGTGTTTAAATTTATCTGAGCTTCATTTAATGCTTCTTGTGCTTTTAATAATTGATTCTTATCATCTTTTTCAAAAGCATCTAAATAATTTTGTTTAGCTAAACCTAATTGATTTTCTAAACTTTTTTCTTGAGACTCAATACTTGTTTTAGTTAAATCAAACTGAGAGTCATGAGTTGTTTTTAATCTTTCTTCTAACTCTTTTTGTTTAGTTAAAAGTTTTTGAACCTCTTCTTCTCGTTCTTTTTTTTGACGAACTAATTGTCTGATTCTTTTTTCAGCACGTTTACCTTCAATGCCTTCAGTTGCTTTTTCTTCTTCAGACTTTTGTTCAACTGGTTGAGTTTCTTCTTTAGCTTCTACTTCTACTTTTTCTTCAACTGGCTTTTCTTGTTCAACTTCAACTTCTTGTTTAACAACTTCTGCCATTTCTTTAGCTTTAGAATCTACTGAAGGTTTTTCAACCTCAAAATCTACTTTATCTTCTGTATCTTCTTTTTTTGAAGTATCTATTTTACTCCATGTTTCTTCTTCTTTAGACATATTATCTCCATTTGTTACGAACCAAACGATTACGTAAAGTTATAAAGTATTTATAATACTATACAACCCTATGAGATACAAGAGTTATTTTTTATTTAACATCTTTTCTAATTTTTTAGCTTGTGCTGCATGTGCCTTTGATGCTTTCTTTAATGCAGCAACTACACCTTTAACTGTTCTTTCATTCATTTTTTATTTTTACCATTATATAAATTATCAAATGTTTTATTAACATCCATATAATCATCATGACATTCAGCAGTATGTTTATATTGTGAAGGTATAAAATCTGGAGCACCTTCACCTGCTGACCACATTGCAGGACTTGTAACTCTAACTCTATTATTAGGTAAAGCTACCATTGCACCTTTATATGGTCCTGAAGTTAAATGTAATACATGAGATTGTTTATGTTGTGCAGGGTCATCTGCCACTGCATTACCTGTAAAGTCTACAGTAAAATAATATTTACCAGTATAAAATTCTCCATTTACTTTACATAACCAAGGACTTGAACTAACTCTGTCCATAACAATCACACTATGATTATGACTTGGACAATCCCAAGGTTGAGCATAGTGTGTTTCCATAGGAGGTGTCCATTCATCTAAAGGTATATCACCTATTAAACCTGTGATTGGCATTCGTGCCCACATAGCACCACCATGTAAATTTTTTTCTTCAGCTTCACAACCTGTAAATACAACTTGGAAACTTAAACATCTATCAGGCATACAATTAACTGCAATTGCTAGTCCATGTAAATATTCCCCATGATATTTTTGATGACTATGAGTAAACTCCTTCCTTACCCAACACCTAAAAAAAGGTATGTTGGATATTAGTTCACTCATTTAGGACCTGAAATAATTCCACCTGCATTCATCATCTTAACTTTTTTACCACCAGCATATCCCATTTTAACTTTCTTGCCACCAGCATAACCCATTTTAGATTTCTTCATTATAACATTCCTTTCAAGTACATTATTTCTAAAGTTATTAAACCAAAACCAATAATTCCTAACACAACACCTATAATAATATTATGTCGTAACTTTTGCTTTCGTAGTTGTTCTTTAACTGCAGCAGCTTGACGTGCTCTTTCAGCAGCAATCTCACTTTGCAATCTATCCCATTGACCTGGAGAACCATAAAGAACAAACAGTTCTCTCATTTCATCACGAAGTCTTTTAGCTTCTTCGTTTCTAAAATGAGCATCAATAGCATTTTGCTCAACACCAGTTAATTTTCCAAACATTCCTGGTTTATGATTAGCAACTACTTGTAGACTAGCTTCAGCTTTTGCCCACTTAGAAACTGCACCACCCATTGAAGTTAAATCTTTACCAACTTTTATAGCAGTAGAAATACTACTACTAGCAGCTTTTAAGGCTGCAAAGGCTGTAAATGGGTCTATCATTATGTTTTCCTTCTTGTTTTTTGTTTCCTCCCACTTGCACTAATAGGGTACTTTATGGAAGTTGGTTTAGGTCCAGCATTACTTTTATTTCTTTTTCTTTTAACTGCAGATGACTTTTGTGAAGCAGTCATTTTATTTGCAACTGCCTTAGGTCTACAGACTGGATATTTTCTTTTTGAAGACTTAGCAGATTTTCTGCCACATGGTTTACCTGTAGATATATCTACCCAATCTTCTTTAAACCATTTTTTAAGTCCACCTTTTTTAGCCATTCTTTTTTTCTTCTTTTAATTTATATTTATCTGGAACTTTACCATAACCTACAGTTCTATCCCATTGTCTTTGTGTATATTTATTCATCATCTTTTAACTTAGGTCTTTTTCTAAATTTAAGTATACTTGGTTGTTTTCTTTCTAGTAGGAATAATTGCACCACAACCCCTAGCAACTTTACCTTGTGGTTTACCCACCTTTTTACCAACAACCATTTTTTTTGCAGAGCCTTTCCAATCTTTTTTCTTTTTTCCACTAGGGTCTTTAATTTTTCCTGCACAGATTTTAGAAGCATACGCATTTGCATACGCACTTGGATAAACTTTAAATTTACGTTTCGCAGCATTTTTCCCCCTTGCACATAGTTTAGTCATTATTTTTTACCTTTTTATATCCCCAACGATTTTCAGATAAATCCCATAAACCTTTCATAGCTTCAGGAATTTTTATAAAATATGTGTTAGAGAACTTTATTATTTTTTTAGTTAATAACATAATACTACTCCTTTAAAAATATTTATTCATTACATTAATTAAATCTTCGTACTTCGCCACTTCTTCAAGTTCTTTTTCAACTTCAGTAAGTATGTCACCATGTTGAGCTATACCCATAGGATTATTTAATAACACTTCAACATTTGCAACATGTTTTTTAACATGACCATCTGCATGAGACAGAAAGGCTTGTTTTAATTTTTCTTTCATATTAATTAGATAGATTATAAGTTGTATCTAAATCTTTAGGATTTTGTACTCTCATAATTATTTGGTCATCAAATAATAATATAAGTCTTACTCCTTTATATAAAAGTTTTTGACCTGTGTGTTTACCATAACATACATGGTCACCTATTTTACACCAAGGTCCATTAGGAAATTTATCATCATCTTTATATGCTATATCTCCTATCTTTAATACTCTACCTACTGTTGTTAAATAAGCAATATCACTCTTAACAGATTCAGGTAGCATAATACCACCTTTAGTTTTATCTTTTATTGAAACAGGGCGAACCAGTACATGGTAACCTGGTAACTCTGGTAATATTGTAGGGTCAGGTAATTCATCTTTGTTAGTCCATTTATCATTTTTAATTGCTTGTGGCATTTTAATCGTCTGCATCATCATCTCCATTTATCATGTTAGTATATATTGTTTTAATAAGTTCTTTAGATTTTTTTAAACCTACTATTGAACCTACCATTTGTTTATATTGGGCATAATCCTCACAGACTCCATCCCCTAACATTACTTGAATCTGACTTATTTCTTTATCTATTTCATGTCCAATTTCTTTTAGAATATTGTCCATAAATAATTTAACCTTTTACTTTACTACCACCTGCTGGTTGATAAGCATAGCCTGGGTCTTGTCTCTTAACAGCTTTCTTTGCTCTAATAGAAAAGTTTTCAGTTGTTAATTTACTTGAGTCTCCAAAAGTATCTGGTCCTGGACCACTTATAATTGGTTTATTATTCATATTAGTTTTCTCCTTTTATTTCTTCTTGAGCTAACTTCCCAAGAGTTTTTATTGTTGTTTCTGCAATTTTAGATTGTCTATTTTTTTCGTTCTCTGTTCTCTTAATTGCTATTGAAGCACCTTCTTTAAGTGCTTTAATACCTTGGTCTTCTTCTTTAAGAGTTAGTTCACGTTGTTTAACAGATAAACTAGCAGCTTCTTGTAGTGCATCAAGACCTAATTTTTCTTCTTCAATTTTAAGTCTTTGTTTCTCAAGCTCAACCATTTGTTGTTCTGGGGATTGAGGTACACCCATTGCTTGGTTAGCTTGTGAAATTTGTTGAGCAGCTTGTGCTTGTACTTGTTGTAAGGTTGCAGGGTCAGTTGCAACTCCTGATACCATTCCATTTACCATTCCATTCATTTCTTCTTGATATTTCATAATCATATGTTCTTTTATATTTGATTCAAGAACTGGTTTAACTTTTTCCATAATTGGACTACCTCCATTCATAGGGTCAGACATATATGCAGTCTTAACTGTAATATGTGCCATATGATTTTGTCCTGGAAAAGCTGCAATAGGTACACCTTTTACTGCATTTTGTATATCTGATACAGGGTCAAGTGCCTGTGGTCGTTGTTGTGGTGGCAATATCATATCTAAGTTAGGCATATTAGCAGCTTCTAAAATAGTTCTATGGAGTGCTTGTATATTGTAGCTTCCTGGGGGTGCTTGACTAGCGAGTTGTAATGCCAACTGTGAAAGCATTAATCTATGTGCACTAGATGGTATGTTTGGGTCGCTGACAGGAATTACGTCAACCTTACCATCAAAGTCCTGTTTAAATATTGTAGGACTTCCACCAGGAACTTCATATGGATATTGGTCAGGTAAGGATTCAAAATTAATCCTTGCCAATATCTTAAACTCTTCTTTCTGAGAGTTATGTATTCTTTTATGTATGGCACTAAAAAATTTACTAGATGCTTCTAGTAATGCCATAGTTGTACCTACTGGTCCATAGTTAGAACCATCTGCAATTACTTGTTCTGTGCTATCTGCAAACTTCTGTCCTGCTGCAGTCATAAACCCTAGCATTTGAAATA